CTCCACCGGAAGGGACAACCCCCCTAATAAGGATGGAAACAATAATGGAAACCGAGTTAACTCAACTTCATAAAGATGAGTGTATGATTCTCTATATAGACGAAATATCCTCGGTATCAGAAAACTGTATTCAGGTAACTCCCGGTAATAACCGAGGACCTTCGAGATTACCTCCGCCTTAGTTAAGGCAGGATCTCGAAGATCAGCTTCTGGACCGGTTACCTTGCTGAAAGGAGATAAATATCTGCTTTTCATGCAGTCCAAAAACCTGAACCCTTGTGAGAGGTCCTCTCTATAGATGAACTTCTCACAAAAGGTTCCAGCAATTTGGGACTCATGGTCTTTCCCACGTGAGAAGACCATGCCTGCTGAACTGGCTATATGATTATACAGATCTATGTCGTTTTTACGCCCATAGATGATTGTGTCATCGCCGATTACTTTTGAGTAAAAAACCTGCGTTGACTGATCCCAGTCTCCCTGATTTGGAAATTTTCCTGAAAGGAAAATACCTGTCAACTCCACAATTGTGAGAGTGACAAGTGTGAGAATCACGAAGGAGGATGGATCCCCAAGTAGGGTCCCCCTTTTATGAAGAATCTCGCTTCCGAGCTCCTCAACCCATTCCTTGTCAACAAGGATCTGCCTAGGTGTTAACCATATGCAGAGCGAATTTTTCACGCCAATTGGCACGTTCGCTAGGCCTCTTATAAACCCGGAGAGTACGGCATCGGCAATTTCAAAGTTGATCTTGTTCGATGCTCCTTCAAAATCAGTTGATTTAATGAAGAGCTCTTCGTTGTTTATCTTCATATGTTTTTCGTTAAAACGGTCGAAGGACATATTGAAGTAGTACAGATCTTCAGGTATTAACCGTTCGTCTGTATTGAGGATATCCTCAAGATAGTGCCTGCCATATTGCATAAATATGCTAGCGGCTGCACTTGGCACGTTTAAAGGGCGTGCACGATATCCCGGCTCTGCAATTGCAGTGAGACGCGTCGGTAATGGCTTTTTAGCCACGAGAGTAAATTTGCTCCCGGATGGCCAAACTAGCGGGAATACCCGGATAGGTTGGTCACCTTCGACCGCGATGTACTCACCTGAATACAGGTAAGATACTGCCCATAGGAGTAGCTGCTCTCCAAGAACTTGATCAAGTCCTAAAAAGGAGAGAAATTCCTCTGGGTCTTCAGGGGGGGTTCCTAGGATTCCT